ATAATTAAATACATCTCCAGAGTGTATGTATTGATTAGTTTCAAATGTATTCGCCCATCCAGCAGGTGTTGATGTTAATTCTAAAGCTGCATTATCTGGTAAAAAATCTATATCAATTAGTTTATTCCAGAGAATTATACCAACATCAAAATCGGCAGATCCAAATGTATTTTTAGTTGTTGCTGGGCTTACGGATGATTTTAAGGTTCTTGCAATTGGATAGCTAAATGTAGAGTTTTTGTTACCATATGTTAAGTACTCAAACACAGCTCTGTTAAATCCAGATGTATTACTTATTGTTGTACCTACAGATGGGTCAACGGTTTCTTTTACCCATTCAGTAGGTTCAATCCTATAAACAGTAATAAAATTAGATAGGTTTATTTCTTCATTTGTATTTGGATTAATATAGCTAGAAGATGGCTCAAAGTCATATCCAGATCTGTTAATTATAATGCAATAACGATTAAAACCGTCAATATCTAAGAAATGGAAATATAAATTATCAGCATTAAAGTTAAGGTTAAGGGGAGGATTTAGATTTAAGATATCTAAATATGCGCTCCCCCCACCCGTATTAATACTACTTAGTGGTGGTCGTTTTTCGGCAGACCTCTCCAGCGTAACCAAGCAGTTGTCAATATTCTCTGCTTCGGTTGTCAATCGTTTAGTAGGAGCTTGTCGCCCTACCCCACCACTAAGGCTGTTAATTGGAAGTCTTATAAATGCCATTAGAACCTCGTTCTTGTAAAGTATGGATCGTTACTTAGAATACCACGGCGATTAACTGCTGATCTTGTGCCGGGATCACCTAAGAATATAGATCTGTTCTTTTTAAATATATCAGATGCTCTGCCCCTAGATACCAAGACTTCTTCTTGCATAGCAAGTCTTTTATCTATATTAATATCACCTTGAGTAATCATTTGATACTCTCTGGCGGCAGTTTCCATAATTGCTCTTTGTAAAGGAGAATCAATATCATCCCAACCATATTTACTTGCTTCGTTACCTAGTAAAACAATAACTTCGACATCCAAAGACTGAGTAAAAACATCTGTTTGCTTGGTGATGTTGAATAGCCTAGTAGGATTGGACTTTAATGTAGTCTGAATCACCTCCCCCGTCGTAGGATCGAACAGAGGCTCAACAACCTGGGCATAACAAGCAAGAGATGGTAAGTTAATTTTACCATTAACGTCAGGAGCAATTGTCGTTACATATCTATTATTAGCTAACCCCCTTAGTTGATAGGTTTTTATGGTCTGCTTAAGAATAAACTCTGCAACACTTATATCAACCCCGGCTTCTGCGCCAAGGTTATTAATAAGATGTTCACCTGAAACAAGCAACATGTGGTTCACAGCTTCGGTATAGCTATAGGAACCCATTACTTAGCTCCCTTCTTTCCATAAGGAACAAGCCTGTTTAATGCTTCTTGGCGTTTCTGACAACCACAGCCTTCTGTTTGCTTGAAGCCAAGCTTCTTAGCAACATTAGCTACGGTATCACCAAGTCCACGGGACGATTGTTGTACTGGATTGTATGGTTTTAACATATAATCCTCCCTTCTAAAAAAAATGCCTAGGGGACCTTTCGATCCCCTAGGCACGAATAAATTATATCAAATTATAGGTTGTAGCTGGCCTGAATAGCAGCGCAGAGTTCAGGACGGAGGATACCAGCACCACCCATGATGCTAGCAACTGTAAAGAATGTACCTCTACGAATATCCTTAACAGTTTCAACCTTCATACCCTGTAAACGCATTGAGCAGACAGCGTTACGCTGCCAAATCAAAGCTTTAATTGGGTTTAGTGTAGTACCAGAACCAGTAACTGGAGCTGCGGGTACGTTGTTTCCAGTTGGAGCTAAAACTGTACCTGTCGGAGCATATTCATTGCTACCAGTCCAGTTAAAGTCATACTTTGGATCACCAAGATCCCAAGTATAACCAGTTGTAGTAACTAATCCAGTTGATGGGCTTACAACTCTACTTACAGTAGCTGAGTCATTACCTCTAGACTTAACAACAACACCCTCACGTTGAGCAAGGTGGTTGCTCTTAATAATCTTAACACCCATGTATTCAAGCATATCGGTAATACCAAACATGCCTTGGTTTAGACCGGCACCCAAACCACCAGCTTCTGATACACCACCAAAGAATGGTCTACCAGCACCACCGACAAGACCAGTAGCATCTCTAGCAATACCTAAAGCACGAATGTCATGGAATGCAGCTGGAGTAACCGCGCAGTATACTTCACCAGCAGGAACGTCGCTTTCCTGAAGGTTAACCATATACATTTCAAGGCGTTGTAGTAAAGCAAGAGCAGCATTTGTTCTATCAGTATCGGTTACAGAAGTACCACGATTACCGAGGTTATTAAATACTGCGTTTGGTGTAAATCTAAATTTACTGGCATCATAGTTATCATTATTCATACCAGCAAGGCTAGATCCAAATGGATTTCTAGCTGGTGCAAATGCGCCCTGAGCAATCATGCAAGCAATTTGCTTGTCACGGACGTTAGCTAGAGCAAGACCAGCCTGACGAGCTAGCTCGGCTCTATAGTCCCACTGAGTAAGCATGAGGTGGATATCATCAAGCTCAAAGTAAGCGGCCATAGGACGCTGATCAAGTGAGATATCGAACCAACCTGGGGTTGAGATACCTGAGTCACCAACGAGTTCTTCACCGGCTTCCCAAATACCTTTGTGACCAACAACACCAGTAATTGGAAATCGTTTAGTAGTACCTGATTCAATGGTTTCAGTTACAACCATTGGTTCAAATACGTTGTACTGGTCATAGGCGTGAAGAACTTCACCAGACCAAACTGGTAACCAGTAATCTGGGTTAGCGGTCCCAGAAGCAGCTGGTGTAGAAATATTAACAGCTGCTTGACCACCTTTTGGCCATGTGTTATTAGTTGCTGATAAAAAACCGCCGTCTGGACCTGAGTCAATTGGGAAAATATTATCAATATTTGGATAAGGCATTTTTGTTTCTCCTTAAAAAAAGTTTCTCTCTGTTATAAATACATATATAGGAGAAACCATCAATTATTCCGTGTCCTTGTAAGAAAAATATATACAAATTTCTTACAGGATTATACGGAGTTAACGATTTCTAAAACCATACTTACTGGTATTAATCATCATTACTTCAACAGCCCGTCTAAAATTGGGATCGGTACGATACCGGGGGTCTGACAAAGCAGCCCTCTGTTCATTGATGTTATTAAATACCTGTAATTGTTGCGGAACTTGTGATGAATTAACCCGATTACCAACTGGCTTAGGTTCCTGTGAAGTAGCCTGTGGTTTTGCATTTATTGCTTCGTATCTGGCTCTAAGACCAAGTAGAACATTTTTATATGCGTTGGACTGCAAAGCGCGATTAGTGGCATCAACTTCCTCTTGTGAAAGATTTTCTTGTGCCCACTTGAACAAGCGTTTTAGGTTGTCACTGCCTCCTACAACCGAAGCCGCCTCGTCCCATGATTGCTTAGCTAACGCTTTGCGACCACGAATCATCTGCTCTATAATGACATCATCAGCACCCATTCGCTCTTTGATTTCGTTTCTGGTAGCTGGGCTTACGTTACCAGTAGAGTCAATTTCACGACCCCACTTTGCCCAATCTTCAGAACTAACTTTAGAACCAGCTGGTGGCTTTGATGCATTTTGTGCACTGATCTGTAAAGTTTCTTCTACAGAAGACAAATCCTCAGGTGGCTGAGGTGGTGTAGCTTGCACGGGTTGTTCCTGATATCCAGGATTAGCTAAACCGTTTTCATTATACTGCTTTTTCAGGGCAGCAATTTCCTGCCTAGCTTGTGTAAAGCCTTTACGGGCTTCTACAAGACTGTTAAACCACGAATCCGCATCCTTAAAATTGGATGGGATTTTATTACCTTGATCCTGAACATATTTGTTAAACATTGCTCTTTCGTGAGTAATAACAGGATCTTCGGCTGGTGTAGTATTAACTAGTTCTGGCTGAGTCTCGACAGGCTGAGATTGTTCAACACTTGTTGGTTCTAACATTATATTAACTCTCCTTTAGATTGTTGGTCATTTACGACCAGTCTTGGATTTTTTGGTTGAGGTTTTAGATGTATCTGGCTTTGGGCCAGTCCTATTTTTAATGTATTCTTTGTTTACTTTTGGTTTCATTTTTTAAGTTTATTTACAATACCAATACCAGTTCTGTGGTAATTTCTTTCTGTTTGTGTTAAAGTACCACTACTATTAATATCACCACCATTAAGGTATGATAATCTGGAAACCAATTCACCGCCAGAAGATATTGTTGTAAAAATAAGATTAGTATTATTAAATAAAGTAGTTGTAAACTGGGGGGTACCACCAATAGAAATAGAATTATCAGCTGGTGTTAATTGTGAAAGTTCTAATATCCAAGTACTACCCTTTGCATAAACATCATTTTTAGGTTTAATTAATAAAGTACCGCATTGATTTCCAGCTGTACCACCCCCGGTATCTGCATCAACTACAGTAGTATTATTAGCAAGCGATATCCAAACAGGCATCCAATTAGGGTTTTCTTCGTATCTTCCTCTAGAATTTAATACAAATTGTTGAAAATGCCAGGATTGAATATTAATTCTAAATGTTTGAGTTGCTCCAACTATAGTATCAGAAAAACTTATGTTTGATCCTTGAATATTTTGAAAATCTGTTTCAAGTGGATCTACTTGTTCCCAGTAATCTTCATTTATTGGTAGTTCATGTGCAACAGTTGTATTAACTGTGCACGCATAGTATAATCCTTGATATTCAGCATATTCTCCATCAAAATAAAAAGAAGTTTCATCAAAAGAAGATACACCAGTAAATGGGTAACCTTCTACTAAAGCTAGTTCAAATGCTGGTTTATTAGGAGAATTTCCTATTGTATTAAATCCAGTAGAGGTTGAGCTTCCAGTTATAGATATTGTTAATCCACTTGAAAGTGGATTGGCTCCCATATTAGATACTGACCAAAATTGTGCATCACTACCTCTTTGTCTTGGAATATCAATTTGAATGTTTCCTTGAGCGGTTTTACTTAATCTAGCTATATTATACGGACCCTCCGCTTTAGAAACTGTTATATTTGATGCAGCTGGTAAAGGTTCAGCTGAATAGCTTAGTGGACTAATTGAACTAACATATACAGTTTCACTATTTAGTGCTATTAAATTTCCAGATACTGTTTCGGATGATTTTATAAGTAAAAATCTAGTTGATCCGCTAGTTGCTTGATCAAAAGCTCCAGTTTCAGCTCTTATAATTGATCCACCACCACCGCCAGTTGCTTCATTTACTGTACTTTGTGTTGTTGCTAAATTAAAAGTTGCAATTGGTGGATTAAAGGGGGTATCGTTTTGTGTTGCTGGTATTTGTTTTAAATCAATATTAGGGGTTGTTAAAAGACCGGTTAAACGTGTTTTGTTAACCGGTAAATTAGTTGATCCTTCTATATTAAATGAACTGTTTCCATTAGGTGAAGCATATGCCCCAAAAGCTAAAGCGTATGCTTGTTGAATTGAAATGTTTGGCATATTATTACCTCACTTGAGTTTTTTAAGAATTTTTTGACCGGTAAAATGATATAGTTTTTCTGTATCTGAAACAGAAACATTAGAGTCAAATGATCCACCTTCTTTGTAGATTAATCCACTGGATATAGATAAATCATCTGAATCTGCAAGATTATAGCTCTGGTTTGGTGGGTTTAAAGTACCATCTTGTGCTAAAGACGGTACTGTACTTAAGTTTATTAGGTTTCCACTAACTATGGTTTTTAAATCTACGTCTTGCCCAGTTTCATCTGTTAATTTAAACTTAGTATTACCTACTGGTGAAATAAAACAACCCTTAACTAGAGCATATACTTGTTGAAAAGAAATATTTGGCATTATTTTTCCTTATTTTTTAGTTTTATAAACAACCATACCGCTTGTATTATAAGCTTTGTTAATTTCATCTAAAGATAATCTACCAGTTAAATCACCACCGTATTTAAATACCTGTTTTTGTTCGTTTGGGTTAACTGTGGTATCAGTAATTAATTTATCTGTGGTTGCTAATTTAAAAAATT